ATTCACCTCAGCGGCCCACGCCGCAAGGTTGCTGCCGACAGTGATGTACGACGAGGCGCTGACGACCGAAGCCGCCTGCACCGCTGCCGCACGCTGAGTGATGGGCGTCGCGCCGTAGAACGCGATCTTGCCGCCGGCACTGGGGAGTGCCCCCAGTGCGCAGTCGTCAAGATCCTGGTCCGTGAACGCTACACCAATGGGCTTGGTGAAGGACATGGTGGATCACCCCCAGAGACGGACAGCCATCTGCGGCCGGATCACGCTGTAGCCGTACAGCACATCGATACGACACGGCATGCGGTCGTTGTTGATGTCGTACTGGCGCACGATCCGCATGCTGATCCCGTTGTGGACCTTGCGCGAGGCCATGTCCACGCCGTTGGGCAGCAGCAGGTCCGCCGTGGCGAACGTGATGGCGTCCTTGTGGTAGATCAGGTTCTGCGGGTACTGCGTGGAGGCAGAGCCGAGGAACGTGACCGTCTTGCCGGACGCCGGGAACGAGTCCACCGTGGCGAGCGCCTGACCCGACGTGTAGATCGCCGGGCTCACGCTGACGGTGTACGCGCCAGCCACCGCGGTGGCATCCGCCGTCGCCACGAACTGCTGCAGGGAACCAGTGGACTCGCGGGTCTGCGGGTTCACGGCGAAGCAGTCAGCGATGGTGAAGACGTCGCCCTTCTTGATGGTCTGCGTGCCGGTGCCGGTGATGGCAATCGTCGTCGCCCCTTGGGTCGAGACGGTCGTCGTCACGGTGTGGGCGCCAGTGCGCGTGCCCGTGGTGTGCTGCTTGATGGACTGCGACATGTTGATCTCGTCGTAGCCCAGCACACCCTCGCCCATCATGCCGTTCTTGAACTGGCGGGAGATGGTGGAGGTCGGATTGAACAGGCCCTTCATGCCTTCCACCAGGCCGGCGTTGGCAGCGGGGTTCACCGTCGCGTAGCGCGGCGACATCAGCGCAGCCGCCTCGTTGAGCTTCTGCTGGCCCTGCAGCAGCACCAGGCTGGTAGCAGGCGTCGTGCCGGGGGTGCCGACCGACTGGAAGATGCTCTGGAACGAGTTGGCGACGTCGGCGTCGATGCTGGCCGCAAGCTGCGACACGCGCGGCTTGAGGATACGGTCAGCGAAGTCGTCCAACGACAGAGCCATCTCGGCAGAGGTAAAGTTCACGGCGATGTGCTTCTGCGAGGCAACGGTCAGCGTGGTGTACTGCTCGTTGACCTCTTGGACGCCCAGCGCAGCGCCGTTGGTGACCAGCGCACGATCCGGCAGGCGGATGCGCAGCGTGTCACCGATCTTGGCGCCTTCGACGGCAAAAGACGAATCATATTGACGATTCACGTTTCGCGTAATCACGAGATTGTTCTCGAGGCCATATGTTCGCCAAAGTTCGCTACGCTTTGACCGCCCTTTCGGGCTGCTGCATGTCACCATGCAGAGCAGACTATCTCTTCACCCTGCTTCCAGGGGCTGCGCGCTTCCGGCCGCTTGGCCGTACTCCCTTTCGGGATAGTCGTTACACCTTCTGTTGATGTGGACAGACGCCGCCGTTCTTGTGTTTGCCAACTTGACAGTTCATGCAGAGGACTTGAAAGCCGTCTGGGAACTTGTTCTTCCGGAGCCACTGGTAAAAGCCTGTACCGCTTCCGCTGTACAACCCGGCTTTCCTCATAGCAGCGCCATCATTGTGAACGTGGTCAATTGACAAAAACAAAGGTTCGGTTTCACCGCAGCACCTGCACTTGTAGCCGCCGTAGGCCTCATAAACCTCCGACTTAACTCTGGCTTGAGTGCGTCTTGTGACTTCAGCTTCTTTTGCGCGAAACGCTGCAACAGCCGCTGGGTCATCTTGTGCTAGCTTGCGATTGCGATGTTCGCGAGACATCTGCCTTGCCCTATCGGGGTTGGCCTCTCGCCAATCTCGCATTCGCTGGTTAAACCGCTCCCGGTTGCGTTCTCTGTACCTTGCCGCAGCTTCCCTGTTGCGTTGCCGCTTCAGCTCTGCCTTGGCGTCATCATCAGCTTGGCTCGGTGTTTTCATGTAATCATTTTACATGACGTCCACCGAATTCACGCAGTTTTTTTCCTAGGGTTTCCCCTAGGGGAGACCGATTAGTTAATCTCCAACGCCTTCAACGTGATCATGTCAATCGTAAGAAGCGATTGAGCCATGACAATTTCCCTTTCTTCAGTTAACGATTACGGGCTTCCCACTGCCTCATCTGGCGCTGCCTTTCGGCGGCAATCCATTCACTCGGCGACATTTGCTTTGCGGAACGCGGGTCCGTCGTGTCGAGCGACGTTGCCGTGGACCGCGCCGTCACCGGAGAGATCGGCTGTGGTGCTGCGGTGGATTTCTTTACCGGCGGGGACGAGGCGAGTTTCGACTCGATCTTGCCGATTTCCTTGGCCTGCAGAATCGCGGGCAAGCGGGCGATACGCTCAGCTTCCTTGGGATTGGAACCCAAGTAGTAGGCCACATCCGGGCCTGCGTCGGACGCCTGAATGGTCTGCGCCATGATGGGCGTGATGGGCAGCCTGGGGTTGTACACGACGTCTTCGTAGTCGTCGTAACGATCCCGGGCAGCGTCTTCACGCTCACTGTGCGAGGCCAGTACCTGCGCCTGCTGCTGCTGGACCTCTCGCTGCTGCACCAGTTCTGCAGCCCGCTTTTCCGCCAGCGCTTGCGCGTAGGCTTCAACGGACTCAAACTGATCAGCAGGCGGAACTTCCCTTGCCGCAGGGGCCGGCGGCGTTGCCGGTTGCTGAATCTTTCGTTCCCACTTGCGCTGCTCTTTCGCAAGCCGTTTTGCGATCAGCGCATCAACTTCCTCTTGCGAGAAAGACTTGGCCGGCTGTTCTTGCGCAGCAGATTCCGACGCCGCCGTCGCGTCGGGTGCCGTCACGGAAGTATCAGCCGGTGCAGGCTGAGCGTCCGTTACGAGAGGTTGGGTATCGTCCATGTGATTCCGAAGAATCCCCGGTCAACCTGGCCGGTAAGGTTTTGGCGGACTATACCACCACGTTTTCGGTTTGTGCAGTGTCGTTGGTTTCAGGCTCAGGAACTGGTGGCCTGACGAGTTGCAGCCCCATTCGGGCCAGCGCCGTCTGCCAAGGTTCGTCCGTTACGTCAGACGCGGCGTACATGGCTTCGATGGTTTCGGGCGTCACCTCTAGCCCAGCCTCCACACAACGCTCGGCAGTGATTTGCGGGTAGCCGGGGCTGTACTCCGTCTCCACCCACTGCCCAGGCTGATCGGGATCTGGTTGCTTCCAGGCCCATGTGCTGAACGGTGCCAGCTTAGCAAAGCCCTCGCTCACGCCGCCAGAGCTGATGTAGTGCGTTGCAGGCTCGTCGCCAGTGGGCGACAGGCCAACTTCGAACATACCCTCGTAGGGCAGACCGCCGAGAGTTGAGCACACTAGGCGGGCTAGCGGGGCTTCTTCGGCTGTGATGATCATGTTTCTGTAGACGTCCATTATGCGTGCCTCACACTCTTAAGATGTTTGCCGCCTTTTGTCACTTTGGGGTATGCAATTGCATCTCCAACTGACCAGTCTGCCTTAAGCCTAGCATGAAACATTTTGTCATCAACACCATTAAGCCTTGCAAATTCATGCGCAGTAATGCGCTTATGCTTTGCAATACACTGTTCAATTGACAAGCCTTTTTGCAGCCACAAACGCAAAAAGGATTCAGTGCAGCCAATGCGCTCTACCCACTCATAGAAAGTCAAAGAGCAATTCATGCCTTGAATTGGTTGGCCAACTCTTTTGTATGGCATTGCAGCGGCAGCTTCTAGCGTCATGCCGCCTTCGTTAACCCGACGTTCCAGTGTTTTTGCCGGCATGCTTATGTTTTCAGCTATTTCAGCTAAACACATTTGCTTACCGTTCCAGTCGTATTTCTTTCTGCGAATTCTCTGAGATTCGCGCATTTTGCACAATGTGGCTTCGTCGTGAGGCGTACCTTCGCGGGAGCCAGCCTTAACACACACGTTAAACCCTGCATTTGCGGAATCAAAACCGTTGATGGCAATTTGCTCATACATCAACAGATTTTTTACGTCGCACTTTAGAAGCATAGAAAACTCAAATGCTTCTTTGCCGTACTTGTTCCACGCTCGCTGAAGTTTTGTCGAATGGTGTACGTTTTTGTCCAAAAAATACTGATGCAATTTCATGCGGCGCACCATGTCCTTGCTGCTACCAACATAGCAGCGCCCGGACTCGCGGTGTTTGATTGCGTAAACGCCGCTATTCATGGCTAAACGTACGCCCCAGTTTTTCCGTTGACCCAGCTTTCCGTCGCCTCAATCTGGCTTTGCGTGGACTGTGCGCCACGGACGATGAGGCTTGTCAGCCAGCCGTTGAAGAAATCTCCGGCACTGTTGCGGCCGCCAAGGTGTAAAGGATAGTTTCCAAAATTTCCAGAGGACGCGGCGCTTGCTGAGGCAAAACCGGCATTTAATGTAGCATTTATGCGGGTTTGTATAGCTGCTGCGCTGTCAGCGGCGGCTGTAGTCATTGACGACTGCAGCACGTTGGTTATTGGGGCGGCATACGTAACATATCGCCGCATATTTCGATCTGTGCCGCGACATTGAACGTCGTAATTTGTAGACCCATTGAATGCGTTACTTACCAAAAAAGCCCCGTTGTTGGTTTGTGAGCTGCTGCTTGTTTCGGCAATAACGCCTGCAATTTCACTCAACTTCCTAACCCCCGCCCAAACCGTCATCTTGTCGGTAGCGGTGAAGTCAATGCTGCCCGTAGACATCGACCACGACAGCCCATCAAACTGCAGATACGGCAAAAACCCCGCAGTGTCATAAGTCGCCGCGTCCACCACGCGCTGGTAGGTGGGGCCGATCAGGCCCGTGGCTTGGCTGGCGGGGCGAAGGTCTGCGCCCCAGAGCAATACCCCATCCGTGCCGTTGGCGGTTACGGATGTTGAACCCGCAGCATCCGCGCTGCCATATATTCCGTATCCAACAGTCGAAGCCGATGTTGCTGTAGCTTTGCACAAGTACCACCCGTTACCAACAGGCACGATACTTGCAGAAGAAAAATACGCTCCGGCGGAACTGGTTTGGTTTTGTAGGTCAAAAAATGCGCAGTTGGCGTTTGCGGTATTTCCAGCTAATGTGCCAAACCAAACTATTGATTTGCCGCTTGCTTTGGCATAGATGCTTGTAACATATTGCAGGCCATTAGCAATAGTGACGACATTTGACCCGTTCCAAACAATTCGATCAGTTCCGCTGGTTGTTGGGTATGCTAATTCGGCTGTAGTTGTTCCGTTTGGAGCAACCGCCGCATTTGCAGTTACGGTGGTGTTAACTTTAGCCCAATACCCGTTGTCAAATTCTTCTGTTCGTTGCAGCAAGTTGTACCTCGCCGCCAGCTTCGGGCGTTTTGTGGAAAGGGTTTGGGTGGCGTGGTTGCCGGCCAATTCCTTAACCGAAACATTGTCAAGATCAAAATACTGCCCAGCCGTTGCGCCAGAAACTCTGTGAATGTAAAAAAGGAACGCGGCGTTTGTTGTGGTAGACAAAAATCGAAATGTTTGCTTGCCTGAAGCGGAAATAGTATAGGAGCCGCCCAACCCGGTGTTGCCAACAAAATAAGAACCAGTTCCAACGGTTCCAACGTCAATATCAAACGTTACTTCGTAAGTTTTTCCAGAAACTATTGAAATTGCTTGGTATGCGCCGGGTGCGCCGCTTACTGCAGTAACGCGCAATTTTCCACTAACGGCAGAAAGCGTGGATTGGTAAAGCGTCCACCCGGTCGTCCCAGACGAAAAATCCCCATTCGTCACCAACTCCGGCCCCAGCACCAACCCCTTCGACTTATCCAGCATCAGCCCCACAAACTGCTCCACCCCCGTCACAGGCGTGGTGCCTGCGCTGTCGTCGAACAGCGTGCTGAAATCACTGGGGTCGTACCAAGCGCCTTGTTCGCCGTTTTCGAACAGTGAGTACGGCTCAAACGGTGCAATGCCGAACCCGGCTACCGACCCCAGCCCGATGGGCAGGCCGTTGCGGATGGGTATACCGAAGTAGGGCATCGCTCAGACTCACTGGATGTTGATGGGCTTGGCGTACACGGTGCCGCCGCCAGTGACCTGAATCGCGCTCACGCGCCACGGGGCGCCCGTGCCACCCGGCACGGCGAAAGGAATCGGCGTATTTGCAGGAATCGGCGTGTCGGCCGTCGTGGCCGTAGCGGCGACGCCGACGCGGATATACGCCGCCGTGGTGGACCACACCACCACGCCCTGAGGGCCTGCGGGCCAACCGGTAGTGCTGCCGGCGGTGCCGGTGTACGAGGCGGTTTGGGCCGCAAACGCGGCGTCGTCAAGGGGCTTGAGCAGTTCCACAGAGTGTCCTTTCGGGCCGTCAGGCCAGGAATTTGAGCTTGTACAGGCTGCTGAGATACAGCCCGACGATCTCGTCAATGATGTTCTGCAGCGGCGTGTCGGACTTGTCGCAGACCTTGTAGCGCATGTCCTCCAGCGATTTCAGCGAGTCCTGCAGGAACTCCAGCACGCTGTTGGTCTTGGTGGCCTGTTGCAGTTCAATCGGGCCAATCAGCCCGTGCCGGCCCTGATACGCTTCGGCGAACTTGTCTGCCAGGTCGATGATGCCGTCGTAAAACTCGTTCAGCGCAACGTGCTTGGCGTATGAGCGCGTGTTCAGGTGCGCAGAGTGCGCCACATCCCTTGCAAGGAACAGGTGGCCGATGAACGTCTCGCAACTCATACCGGGGCTCCTTCGGGCATCGTGTCGGGCGCACCCAGCATGCCGCCAGGCGAGGCCGGGGCCATCGGCATGAACTGGCGCTGCGCAGCCTGCAGATCACCCACCGTTATGATATCGCGCATGGTCTGGATGATCATCTCCTGAATCTGCTCGGGCCGCATGCCGGCCTGCACCACGCTCAGGCGCTTCGTCTCGGCGTCGTATTCCTTGATCTTCAACTCCTGCGCTTCCATCGACTGGTTCACGCGCTGGAGCATCTGCATCATGCCCTGCAGTTCCTGCGTCAGCACCTGGATCTGCTGGTTTGCCGCCTGCAGCGCCGGGTCTTCCTGATCCTGCAGCAGCTTCGGGTCGATGGTCTTGCGCAGGCGCTCGGCAAGCTCGTCGGCGCCCGGCCAGTCCATGTTCTTGACAAACAGGTCGCCGGCCACGGCCCACAACTGCGGCGAGCCTTGCAGAATCTGCGACATGGCGTCCATCGCCTCTTGCCGCTTGGTCAGGTACGACGGACCCGTGGTGACCACGACGTCGTACTTGCCGACGCCGGGGTTGTAGATCTTGGCGATGATTACGCC